AAACTATACTCAAATCATAGAATATCTATTGAGAAAAGTCGACAAGAAATAAGAACTCAATTTAGTACAGCTCATTTAGTCAAAATACTTCGAATCAATATCTTTTTCAACTATGTTTTTCATAGGAAAGGCGCCTAGACATGACAATACAGGAGGATAATGATAATGGTGACCATTCTAAACTAGTATTAGAGTTAGAAAATGATCTGCAGGAAGAAAAAGACAAAGAGATAAAAAAATACGAGCAAGTGCTTGCAGATTTTGAAAAACTGTTCCAAGACAAGAACCAATTGATGATGGAACTGGCAACATCCGGCAGAAAAACCCATGTAATAATGAAGGTGGCCTATGCACTTGAGCAGCTCTATATCGCTAAAAAAAGCGACATACCGACAAACGAAATTTCAACCTATCTTGTAAAAAAATTAGATGGATTTGTTGCATCATCAACAGTCTGGGATAATTTACCTACACGATTTAAATCTCACAAAAAGAATCCTTATTCTAACCAAGAACTGGAAACACTCCGAAATCGGAGCGAAAATAGTTCTTTAAATATCAACTTTGAAGAAGAAAATGAGGAAGAAATTAAAATTACAAATGAAATAATTGATTTTTGGAAATCACGAAAAAACAAGCTGATGCATTCTCATTATGTGTCCCTGCTCCCCGATTACATCCTAGCTGAAGAATCCGAAAGAAGGCAAAACTTGAGGACAATAATGCACCTTGTAAAAATTTTGCATGACAATCGTCAGAGCGTTCCAATCGAACTGGAACATCTGCTAATCAATGCATTTGCCACGCAGACCAACAATGATGCAGCAGGAATCTATGTTGCACACATCAAGGAATTTGGCGCAAACCGCTCAAAGAAGGAAAGGGAAAATACAAAAAAACTTGCAAAAGCTGCAGAGCCATTTGTACAATCTCCTGACACCCTTACATCAAAACAGGCTGTCAAGATCCTGCTTGGCCATGTAACTCACGTTTCAGAAATCAGGGAGCCAAGAAACAGGAACGAGGCCCTGCAATCTGGATATCATGGCACACAATGCAAAAATGAAGAATGCCGTTCCTGGAGAACCTATCTTGATTTTGACGCATCTGAGCTTTGCTGCAGGTGCCATGTATGCGACCAGTCCTTTGAGCGTGGCGTGGCATCAATGTGCAAAAACTGTTACCTTCCATTTTATGACGAAGTCATAGTTACTATGAAAAATACTGGAAAAGAGATCATTGATCATGTACTGACAACATCGTGTCCCCAGTGCAGCGAGACGGTATATCTTCCAATCAAAAAGCTTGTTCCAATTGTGGTGAATCAAAAATAAAAAAAATCATTGAACCCTCAGTCAAAGTACTATACGCTGAAACTCTAGTAAGGATGTTACAAAAACCGGACACAAAACAATTTGTAAGATGTCACAAGATGATAGCAGCTCTTGACGACTTTATGAATTCCGGAGGATTACAGACAACAATCACGGTTGGAAGCGAGGCAATCAAAAAAAAGAGATGACCCAAAATCCAAAATCTGATACAAACATAAAATTTCTGCCTGAAGCTACAGCAGAAACTGTCCCTCCTCCACCATACATCACGACTGAAGGTTCTGGCTGCACTCCTGAAAAAGTATCCTCCAAGATCAACGTTTCAACAAAATCCAAAGCTGACGTAAAAAGAATCATGCACATCTGGAAAAAACAAAATGCCATGAACGATCTAAAACAGAGAACCGAAGCTGAGCAAGTCATTCTTGATAAGATTGCACACTATACCAAAACCGGAAATGTTGCCAAGCTAAACTTTTACAAGGCAAAATTAGAACAAAACAAGATTACAATTAGCATCATAAAGGGAGTCTTAAATTGACAAACAACAACAATACTGCTTCCAGCAAGGTAATTCCACCTCCAGGCCATTACAAATCCGTTAGAAACTATCCTCTCAAAAACATCCACATTGATTTTGCAATTCCACCATTTCAAAGAAAGGTCAAGGCTGCACATGTAACTGAGATAGCTAAAGCAATAATGGATAACAGATTTTATGGAAATATCATAAAATTTTATGAGGACAAGAACGGCAAAAAGCAGGTCATAGACGGCCAGCATACTCTTGCAGCATTGTGGGTATGCTATGAAAAACATGGATTACAAACCTATGATCTCTTGTTTGGAATCTTTGACGAGTCATTTGCAAGAAATGTCTTCATGAGGTTGAACATGGGTAAGGTCCTGACAAGCCGTGACCACTCCAAGGCACTTGACGATGGCACAAATCCATTCTTTACAGAATTGAAACCATGGCTCTCACATGAGAGGACAAATTCAAAATCCACCTACGTGGAAATGTTAAATGCACTATACTACAAAAATGGCTTTGCAAAATCACTTGCAATAAAAAATCTTGACATTGTATTGCAAAGCATAACAAAGGAAGACATTGAATACATGAAGATATTTTCAGAGGCCTGCACTCTCATATCTCCCACCGTATACCATTCCAAGATTTACCGTGCATCAATATACCGTAATGTCTTCAGTGTTGGTTACACAAAAAAATTCACCAAAGAAAAATTCATCAAGCTGCTTGACCTTTGTATCAAGTCAAAGAAACTAACCGATCTTGATACCTTTCACACTGATGTAGCACTAAGGGCTGCCTACAAGATAATCTCTGAGGAGCTTTTGCCAAAGGTATGACTGGATCTGATGATGAAATACATACATGCCTGAGAGTGTTAAACCCATTTGAACTTCAGGCAGGTTCCACAAGAAATAATGATATCTGTAAAGCATGCAGTTACCTTTCCAAAGTGTGGCGTGATATGCCATGAGAGACATTAACAATCTCATGCCAAAAATTCCAGGAATGAAATGGGGCGTACTGACAAATGCATATCCTACCATTGACAAGATAAATGAAATCAACCGTACTATCGCACATGACGGCAAATGGCATACCATCTTCGAAGAAGCTGACCAGATTCATGTTGACGGAAAACGAATCTGGAAGAAAAAACTGGAGCAGATGACATGATGAACGCTGAAGAGCACAACGATCTTGTTACAACTTCCAACAGCAACAAGCCTTTTTCTTCTAACAAACAGCCCTCATCAGCAACAAATAACGTGCAATCATGTCCAGAATGTCATCTGCCTCTGAAACTATTGGCAGTCATGCCATCTGTAATACTGCAATGCGAAAATAAAAAATGCCGCCTGTTTTTTGACAGGTTCCGCAATTTCAAGATTCAACTAAATTTCATCTGGGAATCTAATAACAACAGAATCACCAAATGACTCTAATTCTTTTGTAATTTAATGCCTAAAAACCAATGACGGCAAGTCTTCCTATTGGACGAGCCTGCAGATTAAAACCCTGCAGGCCTTGTCTAGGCTTAATTACTTTTACAATTTCACGTTTTACAAAATCATCATTGGACTGCCAAATAAAATGGAAGTATTGCACAGGAGAAGCTGAACAAAAACACCACATCAGCTATTATCCAGAGATTACAGTTGCAAGCTGCACAGAATGCCACAAGGACATACATACAAAACAATATCCCGAGCTTGCACACTATATCCAATACACTCCAGGAGATGCAAAGGTTTTCTATTCCCAGAATGACCGTATCGCAAATTTTCTCAGGAGAACATTTTTCCGAAGAGGCAAGTTCCGGTGATGATTGAATTCTACAAGCAGTACTGCTGGCTTGCCATGGAATTCTGGTTCAAGTGGTATTGGTTCTGGCAAAGTTTCGAGGAGTAGAACCCCTCTACTTCCACTCTATGAACAAATTATTTTTTCTCAAATTAGTTCCATTTACAAAATAGATTTATCATGCAATCTGTATACACTATCTAATGTCACAATCAGTAGCAATTGACACATTTACTGATGATGATGTCACAAACTTCCTAGGCAGTATTGATCTCCATCAGAACTTTCTAAAATTTCAATGGTCCACATATCTTGATCCAACACAATCTCAAGCAACAAAAACTGCTGCAAAACAGGCAGTCATCGACAAGCTCTATACATTGCAAATGACATTAAACTCCATCCAAAAGGCCCTGGCCATAACTCCAACATCAGACCTCCTGGATGATACAACCATCATGCAGATAGGAATCATGTCAGAAGTCGAAGTAAGCACAGATGTAACTAGCAACAAGACACTTTCAGAGACAGCTCCCACCATAAGCCAAGTCAAACTAACATCATGAAAGATTGTTATACCTGCCAAGGTTCTGGAAGGAACAAATTTGACGATAAAAAACCATGCAATGTCTGCAAGGGTTCTGGAAAACTTGTCGACTATACAACGGACGAATGGAGCATGTGCAAAAATTGTACCCATTCCTTATTCAAGATAGGCAATATCTGGAAACATGCAATACCTGGACTTGCTACCAATCTGTGCAACCATAAAACCTGCATCTGTGGCGGAGACGGCTTTCAGATATATGGCCAGACTCTCAGAAATGAAATCTGCGGCATATGCAACCTAGGAAAGATCTGCAACTGTACCATGCCAGAACCTGCGCCATTTATCACAATAAAATAACCAACTTTAAAACCAACTAGAACCAACAATATTCCATCAATTGAAGACCAAATACCAGCATGCAATGATTATCTTTGGCATCATCTTCTCAATCCTTGCAGTCATACTGTATCTTGCAGCAATTGTATCTGCAGTATATGGCGCATTCATTACAGGAATCTTTTTCCAGGTAATAGGCGCAATCCTAATCATGGCAGCCAAAAAGGAACATGCCAAGACCAAGGAACAAGACAGGATTGACCTGGAAAGACTCAGAAAAGAAAATAGGCAGCACGATGAAGATACAAAGCTGGTATGAGACAGGTAGATATTGAAAACTGGATTGCAAGATTCAAGCAGGCAGTATCTAATAATCAGGCATTCCCATGGTTTGACGAGGGCAAAACCATTGGATACATCACTGACGCAAAACCAGACTTGAAAAATGGACGCATCCTGACCGTAATCAAGCTCAATAATGGGGATATATTGCAGGGAAGCATATCATAATAATAGAAATAATTCATCATTATCTATTAATCCTAATTCAAAAGCATGATTCGCAAGTGTATCATTTGCCCAAATACCTATGAATCAAAGCATGATGAGGAATACATGCGTGACACCTGCTCTGAATTTTGCAGGAGAATCAAGTACCGTCAAATCACCCTCATGAAAAAAATAGACGAGGCAATCAAGTCTGGAAACTATGGCAAGGACATACTATCAATGAAGCTTAGCACCATAACAAATGCAGGCTATCAAGTTACAATAAGCAAAAAACAATAGTAATAGTTATTCTAATATTCCATTTATCTCCGGCAAAAGCAATTGATCCATGGAAGCTAATCCGTTGGCATCTATTGCCAAATCTCTAGCCATATACGAACAGGATATTTCCTCATTATCACGTTCAGAAAAACTATCCATTAGAAATCAGATCGTTATAGCAATGATTGGCGCAGGAGCATCCCAGCAGGAACTGGCCAAGACATTCTCAATATCAGAACGTAACATCAGACACATAATCCAATCTGCATATGAAGATGCCCTCAATTGGTATAGGGATCTTCCAAAAAATATACGCATAGGTGCATTCAAGATGAATGTCACAGATGTTTTTAATGAGATAATCAAAATGAAGTCAATAAGGGACTCAATAGAACCAAAAGACAACAATTCCAAACAATTGAAATTTGACATGGGAGAAAAAATTGCCCTGCTTGAAATAAAGTATGACAAGATGCTTTCTGAAGGACCTACACTTGAAAGAATCAAAGAACAAGGCGAGATTCTTGACGAGCTAATCAAGGACTATCAGAAAAAAATGGCAGAGACTAGTGGAGAAACCAACAATAATGATACACAAAAATAACAGCACTCTCAACGTACTCAACAACAATGAGCAGGTAATTGACAAGGCAAAGCAACTCATTCATCCAGTAAAAGACCAAAGGCTTTCTTCATTACAGGCCAAAATCAATCAACTCTCAAAGCTAATCCCAAAAGAAAAATTTGCCGACCTTCTTTCCTGGACTCTCTTTACAAGGCCTACAGTTTCCGGAAGGCCAAACTACCTGCCATATGCACAATTCTGGCATGATATCTACAAGGACGACTGGTCCTGGATTATGCTGCTAATAGCAAGGCAGATGTGGAAATCAAACTACCTCTCCTCAAGGCTTGCAAGAAAAATGACATCTAGGCCAGGATCACAGGTCCTTTACGGGACATATGAAGACGAATCCCTCTCAGTATTTTCAACCATCTTCAGGTATGAGCTATTCAATGCATCCCCCATTCTAAAACAATTCATCCGAGGATCAACTCTAGGCTCAGTAACAAAGCTGGAACTTATCACAGATGCACTTGCATGGCTTGTTACACATGCACACAACTTTACCCATGTGGAAGGCAAGTCTACAATCGAGCAGTCATGGGATGAATCACAATACATTGACTGGGAAAATTACATCAAGGCTGCACAGGCCCAATCCTTTACAAACGGAGATTTTTGTGCTGTTGGAATTGGAGGCGAGGAAGATACACCATATCACATAATGTGGAAATCAACTGACCAGAGGGAATGGAAGTATGACAACGATGATACCTACATTGATACTGCAGGAAAGGAATGGCCCGGCCAGGGCTGGAGAAAACATCTCCAGTTTGATAATCTTGGCCTGATATGGGGAGATTACATGACATCAGACCATGTGACAGACGGAAGCTGGAAAATTACAAGGCCTGATTTATCAGACAAGCATGGATACCACTTGTCCCAAATGATGGCTCCCTGGATTGCCTTGTCAAAGTCTGACGCAGTAAAATTATACAAAAAGACTCCGGACAAATCTATCGAAGGCTACCAGGCCGACCCAAACACAAGCCAGTCAGATTTTATCAAGCATGCACTTGCAGGATTCACCAAGGGAGACCTCAAGCCATTCCCACGAGACCTGCTAAACAGGCTAATCAATCCAAGATTGTCATTCTTGAATCCGGGACAAGTGGACTATGAGCTTGGAAACCTATACCTGGGAGTAGACTGGGGAGGTGGAAGCCGTTCCGTCAAGTGGATTTACCAGGTAACAAATGAGCAGATTCCGGTATTCCGACTGATTAATGCGGCAAGAATAGAAACAAAGGACGTTCACAAGCAATTTTTGGACGTCTCAGAATGGATTGATGATTATTCCATCAAGCAAGCTGTAGTTGACGGAGGAGGAGGAACTCACCAAGTCCAGGAATTAGAACACAGGTACGGAGAAAGATGCCGCAAGTTCTTCTATCTCAAAAGACCTGGAGAGCCATCCGCAAAAGATTCCAATGAGGAGCATTCCTGGAACTCTCAAAACATGTGGCAATATGACAAGACATGGCTTATGGATAGAGTAAAAGATTACATGACAAGGCCCCATATGGAAGGAAGCCAGATAATAAACAAGATTGTCTTTCCTGGAGCCAACATGGAATCACTTGAATGGATATTTGATCAGTTTGGAAACGAGAGGACTGAAAAAATAAAGCTTGCGTCAGGCCAGTATTACACTAGATATTTCACGGAGGATGGTGACAAGAAACCTGATGACGTACTGCATGCACAGAACCTGGCCATTGTAGCATGGGACCTTGGAAGGCGAAAAGGAACCGGACATGTCCTTGGGGGATTGCCACCGGATAATCGCTTTAATACTTCAAGCAGTTCTCTTTTAGAAAGCCGTTTTAAAATAAACAGGCATGGAATCAGTGATTACCTAGATTGAAATATTTCGCTACTCCAGTTCCATCTGCTGAGGACCGTATTGCAAATGTTACATCATCATCTACAATACCACAAGCTCCAGACCTTAACCAAATAAACAAAAAATTCCAGTACAAGGAAAGGTCAAACCAAAAAACTCCACTGACAACAAACGGCTTTGAACCGTATGTAAAAACTGTAGAAAACGGCGAGATAAAATACAGGCCATCGCATGCATGCGGTCCCATCATAAAATCTACGCAGACAATCAAGACATCAATATTAAATCCAGAAATGACATATGATGCTGAAACCATACAAAACTGGACTCCACATCTGGCCTTGTCGGTATTTGACAAGGATGTAAACAGGGCACTTACTGCAGCAGAAATTACTTCCAAGCAAGAATCACAGAGATACGTCCCCCATTATTTTCTCAATCCAATGCAGGACCTGGATTATCTAGTACTGGAAGCATTGTCAAGATTTACATTTGGAGGCGCACTTATGGACGGCCTTACCAAGTTTCTAGTAGGTACCGGATTCAAGCCTGAGCTTGAATTGATAAATCCAAGCAATGACGAGGACAAGGATGCAAAGGAAATTGCAGCAGGCTCTGATATCATATCAACACTTGTCCAGATTGATGACCAGCTAAACCAAAACGATGAAAATTTTATTGATGCATCATTTATTGACAAAATATCTGCACTGATTACGGCAAAAAATATCTACAATCGTGCAGCACTGATGTTCTCATATGACAAGCCAGTCAGCGTAAACGGCATAAAATACAAGGAGATTCCCAGCAGCTTAAAATTTGCACATCCAAGGGATTTGGGAATCATTGATGCCGATCCAGGAACATGGGCGCTAAAATCTGTACAATGGAGAAATGCATTCTATATGGTCCCGGCAAAAGACATGATCTATCTCTGGAATCCGTTGATATCTGCAAAGACTAGAAACTCCTGGCTTTATGGCGATTCAATGATGATGCCAATGATTGATGCCTTGCGAGTCGTACGAAAAAATATTGGAGTCAATTTCCAGGCAATGGCAGAAGCTACATGGTCCGGAATCCCGCTAATATTTGTAAAACCGCAGGGCCAGACTCCATCAGACAAGCAGGCCGAATACCAGGCAATAGCAAATGGCCTTGTGAGGGGTGGGCCAAACATCATACTTGAAAATCCTATGGAAACCCGTGTCGATAACATTGACTTCAATCCCAAGGTAAACGAGTTTGTAGGGCTTACAGAATTTCTCCTCAAGTATTGTGTTGCTGCAACAGGCCTTCCACATTCAATGTTTTATGACGAAGCTGCAAGCAACCGGGCTACCCTTTTAGGAAAAATCCAGCTTGCAACATCCACCGTAATCAATCCAATAAGAAACATGGACGGCCGAAGCATCTCTTTACAATGGTACCAGAGATGGTTTAGATTAATTTACAAGGATAAAAAGCCCGAAATGCTCAAAAAATACCGCATCAAGATGGCATTCTCAGACCTCAATATTGCAGAATGGTTTGACAAGGTGGATGCAGCAAACGAGGTTGACTCCAGAAAGACACTCACCGATGAGGCATATGGTGCATTGGCAGGAATATCCAACTACCAGAACAAGGTGCTAAAAGGTGCAACGGTCAATCCAGGAGGAGGTAACAGGATGAAAAATACTTTCAACCTCAACAACATGAAGTAATGATAATAATAATCTGAATTAATTCTGTAATTGACCAAGAGCTCTTTTAGCTCTAGTGAGCCAGAACAATTTTCCAGGTGTACCAGTCTATACTGCAAATCCTACAGTTGCTGAATTTCCTTGGTGGGTCTGGAAAAAAATAGGTTATCCAATTTTTACTGAATGTGACTGGCCTTACACACAATTACCTAACACAAAGTATGGTGCTTTACATTCAGTCGATTTATACCGTGATGAAACTTTTCTAAAATTTGGCGGTAAAGCTTCTTGCGCAATGCTTGTTGCTGCAAGCAACGGAGCACAATCTGAAGTCAAGACATTATGGCAGATGATGGCAAATCCAGGAGATTTGTTAGCATTTGAGTTCAAGTGGCTCGGTGGTTTTCTATCATCAACAGCATTATTTGACTGTGGTATTGAATCAAGGACAGGCTCTAATATAGTGCAAGGTCGTTTCAGATACACGGGTACCGCATCGAACAAATGGCAGTATGAAAGTGCAGCAAATACATATTCAGACTTTCCAGACTCTTCAAACGTACTAACTAATGGTGGTGCAGGAACTGGCCCACTCAATACACTAAGGCCACAATTCGCATCATTCACAGGTTCCAATCCGTCCTGGTGCAGGGTAATAATTGATCCGACTGCTAGAAACTATGTAGGATTTGAGGCTAACGGAGTAAACGGCATAGAAATACGAGACATGAGAACCATGGGACCAAACGGAGGCCCATTGCCATTGATATCAAACGGTTCTGCTACAGTACCCGTCTATTTATTTTTCAATCTTTTACAGAGTTCCGGTTCTGCAGACATTTGCTATACCACTGATTGGTGTGCATCAATAATTCCAGCAGGCACATCCGGAATCTTTTAGATATGCCGCCAGATCTTATAGCAGTAGAAGAATTCAAGAAACATACCTATTCAGCATCAATCTCAGGATATACACCATATACAACACCTACAGACATGGTTGTTATCTCAGGCATTGCCAACAGAAAAATAAAAATAAATTACATTTCAATATCAGGTATACAGTCAACAGCCGGAATCAATACATTCTATCTGGTCAAAAGGTCCATCCTGGATTCTCCAGGGCCATCAGCCGCATACACCGCCTGGAGTTCTAGCACTGCATATTCAGTGGGAGACCTTGCAACCCTATCAGGTACGGTATACCAATGTATTCTTGCCAATACCAACAATACACCACCAAACGCAACAACATACTGGAGTGTCGTAGGTACTGTTTATGCTGCATATAATGGGGCTACCGCTTATGTAGCAAATAATTATGTTTCCTATAATGGAACAATCTACATATGCATTCTGGCAACTACTGGAAATCTTCCAACTAATGCTACATACTGGACTGCGGTTGGTACAATCATAACACCCATAGCAAACGATTCCAAGAATCCACCGACAAGTATTGCAACCATAATAAAATATTCTGCCATTCCTACTACAGCAGGCACATTGATTGGGACTTTAATTAGTGATAATCTCCTATGTCCAGCTTCAGGATCAGTACAAAATGACCGTATCGTATGGGGAACAGGACAGGACGATGTGGCCCAAGAATATATCCTAAACGGTGCGACTGAACAACTATGTATTAATTTTGGTGGTGCTGCTGTTCCTGGAGGACTATCATTGAATATCAATCTCAATTGGGTCGAAGGCGCCGGGTAGAAGAAAAAGAAGAACCATAGTATAGTTCCTTTTTCGTATTATATCTAATCTTTATTCATTCATGCTATACCTGAAGGCCAGCGCAACCGTTGAGACAATGGACAACTACAACGGCAAAAAGGGAATGTTCATCAAGACATTTGCAGTAAACGACAAGCGCAACAAGAACGGCTGGAGACTTGACTGGCAATCAATAAAAAGAAACATTTCAGACTTTATCAAAAAACCTGGCATTGAATACATCAAATGCACCGATGCAGGATGTGACCTTGATCATATTGATGCGGCAACATATCAATTATCACTAAAGGTACAGGAACCGTTCCGTACTACGACCATAACCGATTACATTCTAGACGAGGACAATCATTCATCTTTTTTCATACATGAAACAGATGACGCTGATTTCTTTGCAAAAGTAAACGACGGTACAATAAAATATGTATCTCCATCCGTTTGGCCAATCTCCGGAGCATATGATTTCCAGACTGATTCTGCTGGAAACATACAAAGAATGCCAAACGGCGAGCCAATTGTAGATGTCTATGACTGGAAGGCATTACACACTGCATTTGTAAACGACCCGGCATTTGGAGAAGATGCCAAGGTTGTAGCTACTTGCGAGGGCCATGACTGCCAGATGAAAATGCTGACAGCAAAGGAAATGGAAGCTAGTGACGAGCTACGAAATAATTTTACTGACATTCCGGTACTCATTAAACACAATGATCATCATGTCTTTGTCTCACTTTCTGCAAAAGCATCAAAAGAATTTGATCATATGTTTGACAATGAAACCATCAGGCCTTGCGCAAAATCTGCAATGACTGTATTAAAAAATAATTCTCTTAATGCATGTTCATGCATGATAGAAATGTCAATGACCGAACTAGAATTGCAAACAAAACTTGCAGCTTCTGAAAAGGCATTAAAGGCCGCAACAGAAGAAAAGGAA